GACCGGCGTGACCGTCTCAGACACCGCACCGAGCAGCCCGGTGAATGGCCAGATGTGGTGGCAGAGCAGCACCGGGAACTTGATGATCTATTACATGGATGGCACATCCAACCAGTGGGTCCAGATCAATACTGTTGGTGTCTAAATGGCGCTCAATTTCCCATCAAGTCCCAGTGAGGGGACAATATTCAGGCCGGGGTCGGGCCTGCACACCTATGTGTATCGCTCAGGTGTGTGGGTGAAGTTTAACGGGACTGCATCCAATTACAACAAGATCATCAACCCGTCATTCCAGATCAGTCAGGAGTACGTTGACGCCGTAACCGCGATTTCGCACGGCAGCCATACCTGTGACATGTGGCAGATGAACTTGTCGACATCAGCGATAGGTACACACCAACGACTTACCAACACGCCCACCCCGGATGGCTCATACAACCGTCTGCGCGTCAGTATAACGACCGGTGATGCGGCCATAGCGGCATCTGATTTCTTTCACATCCAGACGCGTATTGAGGGCAAACGCTGCGGTGATCTTGGCTGGGCCACGACCATTACCAAGCCGGTGGTGCTGCGCTTTGGCTTCAAGTCCCCCAACGTGGGCACCTACAGCTTTTCCCTCTGCAACAATGGGGCCAGTCGCAGCTACGTGGGCCAGTTCACCACGGCGGCCAATGTGGATACCATATACACGTTCGCAATACCGGGCGATACTCTGGGCACGTGGCTGTTTAACGAAAATGTTGGTATCGTGCTGAATATAAGCCTTGCCGTGGGTGCAACGTATCAGGGCGCGGCGGGCTGGCAGGCGGGCACGTTCTGGGGCCTGTCAAGCAACAGCAACGGCCTGATCACTGGCGCTATTTACGAGTTGTTTGACGTGGGCTTGTACGCCGACCCCTACAACACCGGCTTGCCGCCGCCGTTCCAGCACCCGACCTATGAAGATGATCTGCATGACTGCAAGCGGTATTGGTACAGGTCGCATGGTGGGTTCCAGCACGGTGTGGTCAATACGGCCACCACCATCAACCGGGCAGGTTGTAATCATCCGGTGGTGATGCGTGTGTTGCCCATATTGTCCGTGGTGGGCGCGGCCATGCGCACCTATGACGGGACAGCCGTGCCGGTGGTCACATCAGTCGGCAACGCTGCCAATAGTGAGAGGGGACTAGACTGCGTGCTGACCGCAAGTGCGGGCGGGCTGACAGTAGGCCGACCGGGGATGACGTTATCTGACAGTGTTGAGACGAATTATCTTGCAGTGAACGCTAGGTTGTAAATGGCCATCAATTTCCCCACAGGACCAACGGCGGGCCAGCTGTACAGTGCAGGCGGCAAGACGTGGGTCTATCAGGGGGGCGTCTGGCAACCGACCTACACGCCCACGGCGCTGCCCAAGAATTATATCGTCAACCCCTGCATGCAGATCAGTGAGCAGAACGGTGACGCGGCCAGTGTGCTGGGCGTGACCAGCTATTACCCGGCTGACCAATGGTGGATGGTGGCCAGCCTGACGGCACCGACTACCGTGCAGACCTATCGTGTAACCAAGTCTAATCTTACTGTCACGGGGTCCAAGCATAGGCTATTGCTGACGGCTGGTGACAATTCATCCTTGACTGCGGCCAATTATGTCGCGTTCTTGCAGCGTATAGAGGGCCAGCGCATGGCCGATCTGCGCTGGGGCACTGCGGCGGCCAAGAGCGTGGTGCTGCGCTTTGGCGTATCTCACGATACGGTGCCTATCACGATGACCGTGACGCTCCGCACTCCGGGCGTGACATGGGCCACATACACCGCCAGTTATACCATACCCAATACGGCGGATCAGGTAGTCACGCTGGCCATACCCGGCCCAACCACGGGTACGTGGCCCGTCACCAATGCAGCTGGGATGGAAGTATGGTTCGTCTTTGCAATTGGCTCCAATCATGCCGTCAACACCTCAGGCGTATGGAACACCGGCAGTGCCCTTGGCATAGTTGGCCAGAACAATAACCTGTTCGTGTCAGGCGCGGCCTTTGAGCTGTTTGACGTGGGCCTGTATGCCGACCCCTACAAAACCGGCTTGGCACCGCCCTTTGAGGTGCCTGAGTACGGTAAGGAATTGCTCCGTTGCCAGCGTTATTGGAACAAGGTGGTGACGTTGCGCGGGGTTGCTACTAGCGCCACCAATGTGCGCGCTTCAGACCTTCTTCCGGTGCAAATGCGGGCCGCGCCTACCATGACTGTCGGTGGCACCCCGTTTTTCTATGATGGCACGAGCCAACCTACCATTACGGCGGTCGCCACCAGCTATTGCACCACGGCAGTAGCTGAGGCCAATCTCACGTCTGCTGGTGGGTGGGTTGCCGGTAGGTCCACCCCCATGAGTGTGGGTACCACTGATGCCAATCACTTCGTCATGAGTGCGAGGATGTGATGGCTATCAATTTCCCATCAGGTCCAACCAACGGTCAAGTATTCATCAACGGCAAGGTCAAATATGTCTGGTACACCGCGAACGGATACTGGCAGGCATTGCCGCTGGCCACCGCCCTGCCGTTCAACTACATCGTCAATCCAACATTTGAGCAGAGCCAGCAGAACCTCGATACAGGTGGCACGACAACTGGCTATTACCTAGCCGACCAGTGGTTCATGGCCCATAGTGGCTGGACGGTGACCGGGCAGCGTGCAACAACTGCAATCCCTACAAACATGAACAGCAGATACAGCCTGTTCGCGGTCAACCAGCTGGCCAAGGCGTCACTGGCGGCTGGGGAATACATGCTCTTCCAGCATACCCTAGAGGGGCAGCGGGTACTGCCTTTCATGTGGGGTTCCGTCAACGGCAGGCAGCTGGTGCTGCGGTTCTGGGTCATGGCACCGGCAGGCACGTGGGCGGTGGCTGTTCGCAACGGTATAAACGACCGTAGCCGGGTATTCACTTATGTGATCAGTGCCGGACAGGCTGGCAATTGGGTTGAGCAAGTAATCGTCATACCGCCCGACACTGCGGGCACATGGGTCACCACCATTGCCCCCGGCATGAACATCGTATTTAGCTGGGGCGTCGGCACCACATACCAGACGCCCGTGGGTGCGTGGGCGATAGGTAACTTCATAGGCACGTCAACTGGCACCAACGGCGCTGCTGTCCTCAGCAACCAGTTCAGGATAGCTGATGTCGGCCTGTATATGGACCCGGCCCTGACCGGGCGCGCGCCGCCGTGGGAGGCTCCGCACATACACTTGGTTGATGCCGATTGCCACCGCTACTTCAACACGGCGGACCACAAGGTAGGAACCATCAGCGCTGCAACCAACAGCAATGTCTGTAACAGTGCGGCCATGGTGCAGATGCGCAACGGCCCTGCGCAGGCCATCGTTACCGGTGCGACTCTTTATGACGGTACCGTCAACAACGCCGCCCTCACCGTACAATCAGCAGTAAGTTCGCCACGTGGCTCCCAGATCAACCTTACCGGCACGGGCCTGACGATAGGCCGCGCTGCGATTATGTTGGGCAACACCGGTAGCATCACACAGAATGCGAGGCCTTGATGTTTGTATCCGCACGCTACGGCGCAACTGACCCGCTAGCTTCCCCGGATGCCCCCAAGCAGGTGCAGGCCATTGACGCAGAGGGCAGGGTGTGGGCGCTGACGGAAGACAGTCAGGTCGGTGAGTGGCTTGATTACATGGCGACGGGCGGCACCATAGATCCGTTCATACCGCCACCCATAAGCAAATGGGATGTTGATGCGGAGCGTGACCGGCGCATATTCGGCGGGTTTGAGTACATGGGGCACACGTTCCAGTCAGATGAGTTCAGCCAGCGCAACATTGCGGATGCCACGCAGGCGGCCAACATGGCCATTGCTGAAGGTGCTGGCGATACCGACTATTCATGGCAGCAACCGACGCCAACGGCCAAGGCACCGCCCGGTGGCGGTGGTGGCGGTGGTGGAGGCGGGGAAGACTTCTACTGGATAGCCGCTGACAACACCAAGGTGCCCATGACGGCCTATGATGTGCGCGGACTGGGGCAGAACATGGTACGCTTCAAGCAGGCCATGATACGCATTGCCCGTGACATGAAGGACATGGACCCCATACCCATGGACTACAACGACGACAGCTATTGGGTCTTCATCCCGCCGCTTGAGATACCGCTATGAGCAAACGCCCCAGCAAGAAACTGAAGATGGCCGGTGGCGCGATGCGCGCCCGCGCGCAGTTTCAGGAGACCAAGCACAAGCGCGACATGGGCGGCAAGTTCGCTGACATGCCCGGTAGCACTGTCCCCGGTGCGGCAGGGGGCCAAGCCGCCACCATCACGCCCGCAGGCAAGGCTGATTGGATGTCAGCAGCCAAGACCAGCCAGATCAAAGGCGAGGACCGCATCAAGCTGCACGTGGCCAACAACCCCAAGAAGCCCGGTAGCATGTCAGCCGAGCGCTTTGCCCACTATCAGGACGGAATGACAGTAGCTGACTTCAAGAAGGCTGGCGGCCTGCCCGAGGATCTTGCCCATGACCGCAAGAAGGGGTTCGTGACGTTCCATGAGCCCGACACCTACGCCAAGCTCAGCACAGCCGGTGCCTCCCCGGTCGCCCAGATCAACCACAGCACCGCAACCGGCAGGCTGGCCAGCATCAAGGCGGGAGCCGAACTGAAGGCCGCCACGGTCACCACTGAGGTGAAGCCAGCGGAGCCCACGGTGCCTACCAAGGCTACCGGGGAGCCGCCTGAGCCGCCACCGCCACCCAAGCCGGTAGAAACAGCGCCCAAGGCTGGCGCTGGGGCGGCAGGCAAGCCCGCCAGCGCGTCTGAGCCTCAAAAGGTGGCTGAGACACCACCCAAGCCACAAAACGCGCCCACGGGGCAGCCTGAGGCCGCCAAGGGCGTGGTTATGGCCAGCACAACGGTGACCAGCTTCAAGAAAGGCACGGCGCTGAGCGCTGAAGACACCACCTTGAACGGTGTGGAACTGAAAAGCTGGGAGCCGCCCACCACGCCGGAGGGCTGGCGCAAGGTCAACGGCCAGATCAGCATCCCCGATGAACCGCCCATGCCCACGCAGGGCAAGCTGGGTTCTGGCGTGATCATAGAGGAGCCTGATGGTCGTATCTGGCTGGCCAAGCCAACCAACGAATTTGGCGGTTACAAGCACACGTTCCCCAAAGGTACGTTGGAGAAGGGTGAGAACCTGTCGCCGCAGGCCAATGCCATCAAGGAAACCTATGAGGAAACCGGCCTGAAGGTACGCATTACCGGATACGCTGGTGATTTTCAGGGGGATACCGGCGTTGCCCGCTACTACCACGGCGTGCGTGAAGGCGGCACACCTCTGGATCATGGCTGGGAAAGCGAAGCCGTGGTGCTGGTGCCCAAGGATCAGTTAGATGTCCATTTGAACAAGGCGCGTGACAAGGCCATCGCCACCCAGCACATCACCGGGGCCAAGCAGCCGGTCAAGCCACCAGCCGCTGCGCCAGAGCCGCAGAGCGCATCACCGGCACAGCCCGCGCACCTGCCCAAGTCTGATGCGCCGGTCACGACAGCCGAGCCACCTGTCATGCCCGATACCCACAGGTTTGCGTCTGCTGACCTTGTGGATTTGCCGCCCACCAGAATGGCGGATGAAGGTGACGCGGGTCTAGAATGGGAGTACAAGAAAGAATACATCCAGTACGGCGGCCAGAACTGGGCACCGGGGATCAAGGATCAGGCGGATTTCAACAAGCGCTACAAGGCAGCGCCCCTGACCTATCTGACTGACGATGAGTACAACCACCTAGGCTATACCAGCGTCAACACCAGCAAGTTGCCCACGTTTGCCGGGGTAGCGCCGGGGCTGAAGCAGCGCAATCGTGACCCTGAGGGTATACGCGAGCGCATGCGCACGGGCGTGACCACGCCACCTATCGTGTTGCGCAAGGGTGGCCAGCTGCGCCTGATGGCTGGCCAGAGCCGCATCTGGATAGGTCTTGCCACGGGTTATCGCGTGCCCGTCAAGATACTGGAGGTGTGATGCCCGGATTGAAGCTCAAGCCCAAGATCAGCAAAAGCGCGCAATTCGCCAAGATCAAATGGGACACGAACAAGCACAAGCGCGATCAGCTGACCGGGCGGTTCACGCACAAGCCGGGTACGGAAGAGTTCAAGGCTGAGCCGTTCGGCCCCGGCAAGACGGGCAATGTCAAAAGCGCCGACATCATCAAGCTGCACGTGACCAGCAACCCCAAGAAGGCTGGGAGCGCGTCTGCGGCTGACTTTGACCAGTACAAGGATGACATGACGGTCGGTGAGTTCAAGGCGCTGGTTGGCCCCAAGCAGGCCCAGCTGCACCTGAGCCATGACACCAAGAAGGGTTTCATTACCATACACGACCCGGCCACGCTGCCCGCCAAGCCGCTGGCTGAGCCTGAGCCGCCGCCACTACCCAAGCTGACGCAGGCTGAGTATGCCATCACCAGCAAGACCAGCGGTGTGAAGGATACCGACAAGATCAAGCTGCTGGCGGGGGCCAATCCCAAGAAACCCGGCAGCAAGGCGGCTGCGGCGTTCAGCAACTATAAGGACGAGATGTCTGTCGGTGACTTCTATGGGGCCATGGGCGGCAAGAAGTTCGCTATGGAACACATCACCCATGACCTCAAGAAAGGCTTCATATCAATCCACCATCCAGCTGATCTGGCTGACATGCAGGCAGGCACGCTGAGCCCCGGCACGCTGGCGGCGCAGATGCAGAAGGGTGACAAGGGCCTTGGCATCATCAGCAAGAACCCGTTCACCGCAGGCACCAAGAACTATCAGGACTTTGAGGATGCTGCCTTTGACCAAGGGCTGACCACGCAGGCCAAGGTGGCGGCGCAGGTTGACCCGGCCACGGGCGCGGCCAAGCCCAAGCTGGCTGATCTGGCGGACGACGACGTGATACTCAGCCAGTTTGGCACCACCTACAACACCAAGCTGCTGAAGGCCAACCCTGATCCAATATTCAAGCAACAGGTGGATGACAATCTGGCCAGCGGCAAATGGACAGTCAAGCCTAAAGCCCCGCCGCTCAAGGATACCGACACATTACACCCGGTAGTATCAGGCACTGGCCAGATGAGCGCCAACAAGTACACCTTGAAGGAATACAAGACCATTACCGGCATGACGGATAGTCAGGTGCAGGCGCATATCGCGTCAGGCAAGCTGAAGGTGAACGCTGATCAAACCACGACCACCATGACTATGAAGGATGGGCCAAGCGTGACGGCGCAGCCCAAGCCCGCAGCCAAGCCACCGCTGCCCAAGCAGACCTTGGATGATAGCGACCTTGTTGAAAGTGCATCGGGCACTCAATACACGGTGGCTGGCTACAAGCAGATGTGGATGGATAATGGCCAAGATGAAGCTGGGGCCATCAACAAGCTCAATCACTTCATGGCCACAGGTTCCGTCAAGGTGGTGGGCAAGAGCAAATTCAATGACGATGATGTTATTGAAACGTTCATGGGCAACAAGTACACGATGAAGGAGTACAAGGCCAAGTACAATAAGCTGTCAGATCAGGATATTGTTGAGCAATTACAGAACGATGATATTAAATTTGTGGCCAAGCCGCCGCCAACCACGGCAACCAAGCCGCTTACGGTTGATGATTTGAATGATACCGATGCCGTCATCAATGAAATGGGCGTGATGGTGACAACGGGTGCTGAGGCCAAGAGCCTTGGTGTGGCTGACAAGGCCAGCATCAATGATGCGCTTGCCAAGGGCACTTGGAAGCTGGAACCCAAGGCCGCGCCGGTCAAGAAGCTCACGTTGGCCGATGTGCCCAAGTCTGAGTACAAAGACTGGGATGTGGCCACCATCACCGCTGACAACCCCTACCCGCCCAACTCTGAGGCATGGGTGAAGTTCAAGAAAATCCACAACACGTCAAGCGGCATGAAAAGCATGACGGTTGAGAAGTATCTTTCGTCCACCACCAATGTGGCCAATCAGGAGAAGATACTCGACCAAATGATCGTTGACGGCCATGTCAAGTTCGTTACGCCTGCGCAGAAGAAGGCGGTGGCTGACCAGAAGCTGAAGTTTGCGCAGCAAGCGGCGGCATCTGCCAAGCAGGCGCAGGTTGACAAGTACAAATTCCACTATCAGCAGATCAAGCCCGCTGATTATTCCG